TGAATGAAAATTTGCCAAGTACATCCTGCCTGTGGAATAGATGTTCCACCTAAAGATTGGGGAGCAATCGAAAAGATTGTATGGGAATTACACTTAAATTTTTTAGCCCACGGACATGAGTCAGAAATCAAGTTTGCAACTGAAATTAATCCTAGTGACTTTGATGTTGTTCACTGTCATGTTGGCAATTTAGCTTTAATGCTTCAAGAACAAGGAATACCTTATGTTTTCCAATTGCATGACCATCACGCTTACCATTATGGAAAAGATAGTCATGTTTTTAGAGAAAATATAAAAGCAATAGAAGGCTCTATAGTATCCCTAGTTCCAGCAAGGTATTTAGTAGATTATTTTAATCATCCTAAGGTACAATATTTTACTCACGGGATAAACAATAAAGAATTTTACCCTATAGAAAAATCTAAACCAACAGAACCTAAACTACTAATGGTAGCCAATAACGGGCTAGCAGGTAATCCAAGTTTTGATAGGAAAGGGTTTTCATATGGTATAGCTTTAGCTCAATCTCGTAATTTACCTATAACAGTAGCTGGTCCTTCAAACAACAAACATTTCTTTAACAGTCACTTATGGACCTTGGCTTATCCAAAGCTTAATATTATATTTGATCTACCAAATAGTAAACTGTTAAACTTGTATCATCTACATGATATATTCATTCATCCAACAATGCTAGAGGCAGGTCATCCAAATCTAACTATGATTGAAGCTGCAGCAGCGGGTTTGCCCATTATAGCAGATTGGGAACATGAAACTGTGTTTCATGGTGCTTGGAGAGCACCTCGTGATGTTTTTGAGATGGCTAGAGGATTAGATGATATAATGGATAATTGGGAGAGTTACAGACAAAGATGTTCTAACACAGCTCAGGAACTAGATTGGTTTAATAGAGCAGAAGAATTAGTTAAAATTTATCAAGAGGTTATATGAAAGAAGCTTTAAAAGAAATTTATGACAATGTTAAAATTTTAGGACTACCTTATAAAGAGTCTAAAAACACTTTTATCTGCCATTTTCTTGAAGGTGCTTTCTTAGAAATTCTAGGACCCGAACAAGCAGAATACCGTGTAAAGTTTATTGACCAAAGTACAAATGAGATAATCCATGAAAGTACTATCTCAAATGGCATGTGGACTAAAGCTAACCGCAGATATTTTACCAACTGGTTAGTCCAGGTATATGAAGAAGATGAGATAGTATTTGAACATAAATTTAATGCTAAAAATAAACGAGTTTACATCCATATGGAATCTTCAGCAATTGGGGATACATTGGCATGGTTTCCTTATTTAGAGGAATTTAGAAAAAAACACAACTGTGAACTTATCGCCTCTACATTTCATAATGAGTGGTTTGCTAAAACCTATAAAAATATCGAGTTTGTAAAACCAGGTACTACTGTTCATGACTTATACGCCATGTACACTATAGGATGGTTTTATCATGAAGACCATACAGTTAACTTAGATAAAAATGTAAGTGAATTTAAAAATATACCTTTAGGTCAAACCTCATCAGACATTCTAGGATTAGAATATACCGAAATAAAACCAAGAGTATATTTAAAGAAAAAACCAAAGTCAATCAATCAAAAATATGTTGTAATTGCTCCACACGCTTCTGCTCACGCTAAGTACTGGAACTACCCAGGTGGTTGGCAACGTGTTATAAACTGGTTAAATGATAAAGGTTATAAAGCAGTCATGATTACTAGTGAACCATTAAATGATGAATGGCATGATTCTAAACTAGGTGGTACTTTAAAAAATGTAGTTAATAAAACTGGCAATTTACCACTTGAAGACCGAATGAACGACATTATACATGCTTCAGCTTTTATTGGTGTAGGTAGCGGTTTAAGTTGGTTAAGTTGGGCATTAGGACAAAAAACAGTACTCATCTCAGGCTTTTCAGAACCCTATAGTGAGTTTACAGATTGTGAACGTATTTATACTCCGTCAGGACTTTGTTCAGGATGTTTTAATAGAGAATGGCTCAACCCAGGAGATTGGGAGTGGTGTCCAGAACATAAAGACACTCCAAGACACTTTGAATGTACTAAATCAATCACTCCAGAGATGGTGATAAAATCTCTAGAAAAAGTACTTAATATTTATTAGATATAAGTAGTTCTGTCTTTTTAAGGTTGCGTTTATCAAGCTGTTTTTTGAACAAGAGCTTGATATTTATAATAAAATATAACCTAATATCAAAATGGCAGAAACTTTAGTATCACCTGGTGTTTTAGCAAGAGAAAACGATCAGTCATTTTTAACTCAAACTCCAGCTACAGTTGGAGCCGCTATTATTGGACCTACAACTTTAGGACCAGTTGAACTTCCAACTATTGTAACCACTTACTCAGATTACATTAATAAATTTGGTGGTGCATTTATCAGTGGTGGCGATTCATACTCATTCTTGACAGCATTAACAGCTTACAACTACTTTATAAATGGTGGTACTTCACTTCTAGTTGCTAGAGTAGTAAGTGCTTCTGTAACATGGGCCCCTGCTATTACTACAGGTTCAGCTTCTGGAATCCTTAATGGAACTGGTAGTGAAGCTCTTGTTTTAGAAACTCTTTCAGAAGGTGTTATCATGAACAGCTCAGGATCAATAGATTCAGCTGGTGCCTTAACTAATGGTACCTCAGATAACATTAGATGGGCTATCCAAAATGCTAATACTTCTTCAGGTACTTTCACTCTATTAGTAAGACAAGGTAATGACACAACAAACAGCCAAATTGTATTAGAGACTTGGACTAACTTATCATTAGACCCAACTCAAGGTAACTTTATCGCGGCTGTAATTGGTGATCAAACTCAAAATTACAACCCAACAACAAACCAGATTACAACATCAGGTTCTTATGCTAATAGATCAAATTACATTAGAGTTAAATCAGTATTAACACCTACCCCAAATTATTTTAATAATAATGGTGTAGCTAAACCTGCTTTCACAGGATCAATTCCAGTAAATGCTAGTGGTTCATTCACAGGAGCAACTGGTGATCCAACAGCTACAGCTGGTAACAAGTACTACAATGAGATTACTAATACCAACTCACAAGGTCTAGTAGCTAATGATTACACTAACATGATCAACTTGTTATCTAACCAAGATGATTATAGATTTAATCTATTAACTACCCCAGGCTTAGTTGATGCGTTTACTTCTCACTCAAGTGCTATTACAAGCATCATTACAAACACTCAAAACAGAGGTGATAATATCTACATTCCAGATATGGTTGGATATGGTTCAACTGTAGGAGCTGTAGTATCACAAGCTGCTTCTGAAGATACTTCATACGCTGCTACTTACTGGCCATGGTGTCAAGTAATTGATCCAGAAACAGGTAAGAACGTTTGGGTACCAGCCTCAGCCTTAATCCCAGGTGTTTACGCCTTCAATGATAGAGCAGCTGATCCTTGGTTTGCACCTGCAGGTATTAACAGAGGTGGTTTAGGTCAAGTAATTAGAGCAGAACAAAAGCTATCTCAAGCTACTCGTGATACCTTATACACAGGTAAAGTAAACCCAATCGCAACATTCCCAGGAACTGGAGTTGTAGTATACGGTCAGAAAACATTACAAACTAAGTCATCTGCTCTTGATAGAGTAAATGTTCGTAGATTGTTAATTCAACTTAAAGGATTTATATCTCAAGTAGCTAATAACTTAGTGTTTGAACAAAATACTCTAACTACAAGAAATAACTTCCTATCAATTGTAAACCCATTCTTAGAATCAGTTCAACAGAGACAAGGTTTATATGCGTTTAGAGTGATTATGGATGATTCCAACAACACAGCAGACGTAATTGATAGAAACCAACTTATAGGCCAGATCTTCATCCAACCAACTAAGACAGCTGAATTCATCTATCTCGACTTTAGCATCTTACCAACTGGAGCAACGTTCCCAGCGTAAAAGTTCTAAACACTAATATTTATAATAAAATAAATAACACAGCAAAATGGCAGTATTAGGTATAAACGATATTTTCTTCACCCCATTCGAACCTAAAGTTCAAAATAGATTTATCTTCTCAATCACAGGTATCCCAGCCTTCATGATTAAGGGACTATCAGCAGTAGGCTTCGATCAAGGTGAAATCAGATTAAACCATATCAACATCTACCGTAAAGTAAAAGGTAGAACTGTTTGGAATGATTTGACTATGACACTATACGATCCAATCACACCTTCAGGTGCTCAAGCAGTAATTGAATGGCTTCGTTTACACCACGAATCTGTAACTGGTAGAGATGGTTATTCCGACTTCTATAAGAAAGATCCAACTATCCAAGTATTAGGTCCAGTAGGTGATATTGTTTCAGAATGGGTAATCAAAGGCGCTTTCATTAAGTCAGCTAACTTTGGTGAATACAACTGGGACACTGATGCTGGCGCTGTAAGCCTTACTGTAACAATGGGTATGGATTACTGTGTACTAAACTTCTAAGAAGTTTTTTACCAAAACTAAAATTAAGCTTGCTATTTGGCAAGCTTTTTTTTATCTTATAACTCAATCTATAAGGGATAGGTTCTTTGACATCTAATACTAAACAAAACTATGGAAATTACATCATTTATTTTAGGTGTAGCTGCGGTCATTACTATACTAATGGTTGTGGT